AATATTTTCATTTTTGCTTGACTTTTCGGGGTGCTTGTCGTTAAGCTATGCCTCGCTCGCGGCTTCCGCTTTTTAGGCTGCGGGAGCAAAAAGCAGAGCAGGAGGATAGCTTAAACACCGACTTTAAGGATTTAAAATGTTCGGTTACTACCTCGATTACACTGTTCGGATCTTTAAGGAACTGAACAACGGCAACCAAGGACGGTCAAAGCACTGGTCTTCTGCACACAGGGAGCGTCAGTCTTGGCGTAAGGCTCTCGACTCGGCCATCGTGATCCCAGCAAATGGTGCTGAATTAGCTTTCTATGATTACATTGAAGCACCTCCCAGCCACAAGCAAGGTCTAGTTGTTCGCAGGGTTTTAGGTGCTAGACAGCGTTATTGGGACGCTGACAGTGTGCTGAGGGGATCAGCCAAAGAGTTGATAGATTCTTTGGTAGAATCTGGCGTGGCGAAAGATGACAACATTCAGCACGTTGCATGGGTTCTTGGAGATCAGGATGCTGATCGAAAAACGATTGGTCCGTTTACTGAAGTGGAGGTATGGAAGCAATGATCGTCTGCCGAACATGCAACCAAAAAAAGAATGAATCTGATTTCTATTTCAGGAAGGACAATCAAAAGTACCGAACTGACTGCAAGTGCTGCGTCAGAAAGAATAGGAGTAGGTACAGGAAAGAAAACCCAGAGAAAGTAAATGCCGCAAACAGGAATAGTTACAACAAGAAGCCAGAGCATTACCGATCAGCAAGAAAGTCTCGCCCCAACACTACATTTGTGCAAAGAGCGGCAAGTGCAAACAACAGGTCTATAAAATACGGGACAAATGAAAAGTTGACCTACTCCGAGGTTCGCATGATCATCGAAAACAGTGGGCATGCCTGTTACCACTGTGGAAAGTTGTCAGAAAATGTGCAACTCGATCACATAAAGCCTCTATCTAAAGGCGGATCGAATAGACCTCACAATATCGTTGTTTCATGTCCAAGATGTAACGCAGTGAAAGGAAGCTCATACGATGCCAAAGCGTAACAATGTTCTTGTGATAGGTGATTATCATGCTCCAGCCAACCTCAAAAACTACGCAAAATTCTGTCACGACATTTACGAGAGATGGAACTGTAACAGAACTGTGATGATCGGGGACTTGGTAGATAACGCTGCCTTGAGTTTTCACTTGAAAGACCCAACGCACAAAGATCCAATAGCTGAATACAATAAGGCGATGAAGGAGGTGAAAAAACTCGTTGACTTATTCCCTGATAAAGTTGATTACCTGCTAGGGAATCATTGCGTAAACCCATACAGATGGTGCAAGGAAGTCGGCATACCAGAAGAGTGGATGAGGTCGCCAGCAGACATTTGGAAACTGCCAAAAACTTGGAAGGTCTGGCCTCGTTATCACCAACTTGTGATTGACAATGTGATTTATCAGCATGGTGATCGGGGAAGAAATTCAGCCATTTTGAACGCCAAGGCAGAATTTAAGTCCTGTGTTCAGGGTCACTACCATTCAAAAAGTGGCGTAGAATTTTATTGCAACAAAGAGAAAAGAATATTTGGTTGCCAAGTGGGTTGCGGAATCGATTACACCAACAGTCAAATGAACTACTCAATACGTTTCACGGCAAAGCCTGTAGTATCCTGTGCGGTAGTGCTTGAGGGTCGTACAGCCATTGTGGAACCAATGATCCTATGAGCCTCTTAGACCTCTTCTCATCGTTCTTGCAGCCAATCTTCGACCTTGTGCCGAGGATTGCACGCAGACCTACATCATACGAATGGATGATCGTCGATAGTTGGCTAGGAGGGGTTAGGTTAGCAGAGAAGCCTAGACTGCACTGTCCTGCATTTACTCACATCGAATACCTCCCAGCCTGCGAGATACCAATCGACTGTGGCATCCAACGCATCACAACGGCTGATGGCATCGCCGTGATCGTCAACGCAACATGTAGGATAGTTATCGAAGATCCGATTCTGTGCCGTGAGAAGGTGGCTGAGGAATGGGAGGAGGCATCTGCAATGATTGCTAGGAGCCATGTCTGTGACATCATCAGTGGTCACAACTGGACTCACTTGCCTGACCTATGTATCGATAAGGTAGGCTCAGAAGGCATGATCACGGATCTGCTCCACATGGGGATCACGCTGGCTGTCTTTAAGGTAGAAGACCTTCAGAAGGTTACAGCCATTGGAGTAGTGTAGCAGGGACGCTCTCCTCGCCCCTACCTGCTCTCCTACTCAATTTTCGATAGTTCAATGGCCTTGCGGAACAACCGCTTTGCAGCCATGCGTCTAAGGGGCGTAGGGATGCCTCTGAAGACCGCAATGAGTTTATCTGACTGAGCCATCAAGTGAGCCACAATCATGTCTTCACGAGCCTCACAGCCTTTTATCTGCCACTTGTCCATCTTGTCTCGATAGTCTTTGCATTTGCATCCAGTCTTGAACTGGACTGCCCAGCCAGGTATTAGGCTTTCTAGTGCTGAACCTGGCTTGTTGTAAAAGCCATCGCCTTCTGTTTCTGTATGCAGGCTTCCGGTTTTTATGACGACATGCGGAACATCGACATTGACGATCTTGCCGTTGCCATCAAATCCTTGTCCGCAGGAACATCTGTTTCTTTCTGGATGAACAACTGTATGAGTTTTATTGCAGTTCGGACATACAATCATCTTGTTCCTTTAACCGTAAACGTGATCTCGGTTACAGTCCCAGCAACAGTCGGATCTCCGTCTGTCAGTGTAAAGTCTTGACCGTTACACCCTGTTGGGGTTCCTGTTGCAGTTGGCGAAGAAAACTTTGTATTGTCGCTTAATCTTCTGCACTCAGCGATCCCACCGAAACTACTGAACAAGATATGCCACGTTTCTTGATCATCAGTAGAAACTTCGTGCAAGAAATAGCCTCCGTAAAGATATTCAAGCGAAGAGCCATCATCTGAATACTGATAGATGTTTCCATCATCATAGACCCCTGATGGTCTAGTTGACGAAGAACCTTGATACGAAAGATTAGGAATTACACTTTGAGAACTTTGCGTAGATACGGAAGGAGTTCCTGCTGCCGGAGGGCTTCCAGAGTAGATTGTTTCAGTGACCGTGAAATCATGGATGCAGTTTTCGTGGACTTTGTAGTTGATAGTCCTGCCTTGCTTAGTGTTCGGTATGGATTCCTTTTCATAGTCAATATAAAAAAGCGTTTCACCTTGCCATCCTCCTTGAACCTCACCGTCAACAGTTATCGTTTGACCGCTATCGACCCACGACTTATAGACAGTGAACGAAAGTTGTCGCTCAATATATCCGGTGTGTGCTACGTTTCCTTGATCGCTAACCAGATAGCTAAATCCAGCAGAATCATGACTAACGGATGGAATAGTATTAGACTCTCGATCAACTGGCGATGATGGATTCAACGCATTCGGCGAGTCCCACATGTCTGCATCTATATTGTAAAAACCGAATTGGTCACTCGCGAGCCAAGGTATGTTGTTGTATGGATTCCAGTTAAGTCCATATGTGCTACATCCTGCTGGAAAAGTCGGATTGTTGGTGGAATAGTAGCTATTGATGGTGCTTTGTAGACTAGAACCAGCCCAATTTGGATCACCATATCCAAGCCAAGGCACTGACGTTTGATACAGGGGCGTATTTGCTCGATATTGATAGAAACCGGACACAGTTTCGTCGGTAAAGTCCCAAAAATCTTCGAACGGACATGGAAGAGAACTGTTTGTTGATCTTGAGAAATACCAAGGCCAACTATTTGAAGAACCCCAAGATGTTGTATTGGTTGGCGAAGTGCAACTGGAATCAACTGAAAAAGGACTTCCGTATCCCGATGCGCAATTAGAGTTATCTGGAACTGCTGCTGGACAGGCATCGGGACCGACCCACCAAAGCCTCCACCATTCGGGTATGAGAGAGATAGATTCCCAATCATCGGTTCTACATGCAGTAGCTAAATTGTTGATCGCTGTTTGATCGTCGAGTGAAGCAGAAACCGAACCTGTAAAAGAATTAGTGTCGTTATTAAGTCGAGTTAGTTCGTATGCCCAGTTTCCGTTTCTTCCACTAAAGTCCATTGTTCCCGTCATGTCTAACATTGGCGGTGTAGAACCAGCAGTTGCGGGACAGGAATTAAATCCTTGGATATCGAGAGAAAAAGTCGTGGTTCCATATCCAGCTTTGTAGATGCTCACGCCCTTATTAACTCTTGCCCAATCAACGGTAACTCCAACGACTGTGCTGCTGTAGTTTATGCAAGAATCTGGGCTTGTTGATGATAAGGTGTTCGATCCTTGCCTAAGCCTTATTGCACCGATTTCTAAGTCGCTATCACCGGCGTGTATAACTAACTTTATAGGTCTTGATAAGTTTGTTGCCCAACTTACATCTCCTCTTCCATACGAATAAACGGATTGCCCTGCTGTAGTGAAACCGGGACTTGATCTTTGTGGGCTAAAATTAAGTGCAATAACCCTTTCTTCGGTACGACCATTTCCGAGATACGAACCAAGCTCTAAAGTAGAGTATCCTTTTTGATATCCTGAGGTGTAGAAGTTTGAGTTTGTCAGGACGTTATACGCAGTCCTGCTCTGTATGAAGCTTCTCTCTGCGGTCGAACTATCCCAGTCCCAAGACCTCCACTGCGTTGCCCCACATTTGACATAGGAATTGTTGTCGTTCTGATCCCAAGTCAAAACCTCGACTTCAAATATGTAATCCAAGCAGCAGATATTGAACTCTGCCTGAACAGTGCTTCCAGCGGGAAGTATGTTTGGAGTAGAAGACCCGTCAGCAGGGACATCGCCAGTAAAGTATGTCTGCCTGTCACCGTTAGAGTCGGTGTAGTACCACTGTGTTTCAGAGAATGTGTAGGTGCCAGTGGAAGGATCGTAAGAGACGGTAGGCAAATCTTTGAGGTCTGTATCTAAGCAGCACCCTGTTACTCCATCAACACAGCATCCACAACCCGGAGAGTGCTTAATGGCCATTACGAGCAGTCCTCCGCATCAACTATCCAGTATCCGTTGTTGACGAACTTGCATGTGATATAGACAGATCCAGCAACAGCAGTTCCGAAAGGATTGTAGACCGTGATTTCACGGGTTGAGTCGGTCAATGTTCCATCCGGCTTGATAAACTGAACAACTACATCAGTAGCCTTCCCAGCCACTGCTCCAGACCTTGCAGCAATCCCGCCTGTTCCTGTCTTGCAGATAAGTGCAGAGATGCCTGCGATTTGTCTAGGGTCGGAAGGAAGACCACTCCTAGACAGGTTGGTGTTTCTTTTGATCGAGTTGTATTCGTCTCGGCTTAACTGCATTTTTTACGCCTGCAAGAAGGAGTCGAAGTCGATTTCATCTTGCGTTCGGAACCTTAGATAGTCTGGACGCTGTTCGTTAGCCGCTGCTGGTTCACGCAATGTGCCGTCTGTGTTGATGTATCCAGTTGTGACATTTCCGTTATCTCCAGTAATTGGTTCTGGATCTCCTCCAGCAGCATCTAACTTATATGTGTCAACAAGAGGGTGAACATGATCGTGGCCGTATACGGTCTTGTTAGCGTCCGTTGCATCAACGCCAGGAGGGTAAAAAAATCTCTCCGAAAGCATGATTGGATAAGTAACTTTTGCTAGATTCTGAACACTTCCGTCAGCAAACGTGACCTCTTGCTCCGTAGCCTTAACTGCGCCAATTAACCACAGGCCAGCATCTTTACTGCGATAGGTTGCACTGTTGGTTTTGAATGATCTCTCTAGTATTTGTTCATAAGTGACAAATGTCTCAAACTGCGTTATTGTTAGTCTGAGTGTAGGTATGGTTTCTGTCACTGGCGATTGAAACGGAGACCCAGTAGGCAACTTCCAACATTGTTCTCCATCTTTGTCTGCATAGAGAACTCTATCGTATGAGCCAACCTCGATTGAAACCTGAGGATCTATGTCAACAGCGTTATTTGGTGGAGCAGCGGTACACTGTTCAGTCTCAATAGGCCCTGTCTCGAAGTTGCATGTAATTGTAAAGACGTTGCCGTTCTTGGAATCTCGTGTAACATCCTTGCTGGTGCAAACAGCGAATGGCATTGACAAGCCAGTAAGTGATGAATACCAAGTGCTTCTATTTACAACAGGCAACCTAGAATCACATGCAACGTGACCCTCAGTTATATCACCGAACTGTATGTTCTCAAAGCTAAAGGATCGCTTCATCTCGGCCCTGAATTGTTTCTTGGCCGTGTGGTTTACAAGGGATTTTCCAGACGAGCTTCTTGAACCCTTGATTGAAAACGATGTTTCAAGCGTTTCTTTAATATCTAAATACATTGCTTATATGCCGTAGTAGTTCCACAGTGCGTCATCTCTTTGCTGCTGAGTATCAGATTGCAGTTCAAGCAGCATATTGCTCAATAGTGCATTACTTTCTCTTCGAGCCCTTGCAGCCTCTTGCTCAAATAGCACTTGCTGCGCATCTCTTCTAGCTTGAAGCTCCATCTGGCGAAGCATGTTAAACTCTTCTACAGAACCAGCCTCGAACGATGCGCCTGCACCTGAATCAGCTTGCTGTCCTAATCGCTGTCGCTCTCTGATCCTGTTTTCAGCTTCCCGTTCTCGTTCTTCGTCTTGTTTATAAAGTTCTTCTTCGCGTCTTCGAGCCTCCTCCTCAATGCGTTCAAGTTCTCTTTCATATTCATCTTCAATCTCTTCCTCCTGCCTTCTTTCTTCCTCAGCAATCCTCGCGGCTTCCTCGGCTCTTTGTTGCTCTAACGAAAGGCGTTCTTTCTCTGCCTCAATAAGCTGGTATTGCCTTCTAAGCTGCTCTGCCTGAATTTCATCGATCTCTCCGAGTGCAATCTTTTCTTGAAGCATCCTTTCAAACTGAAGTTCAGCAAGCCTCTCCTCTTCGTTGTATCTGTCGTATAACGCAGTAAGCTGGTCAGTAAGATCCTGCTGCATCTGCTCGAAGTTCTTGAGTTGCTCTCTCTGCTCGTTCTCTATTTCAGCTTCTTCCCTTTTGCGTTTCTTGTTAAGGTCGTCAAGCTCCCCTTGGATTCTTGCTTGTTCTTCGAGATCAGCCGTTTGGCCTGTAATAATTTTCATTATGTTGTTATGTACTCGAAATGTATTGACCAGTACGCCGTGTGTTAGATCGCAATTTTGGTAGATAAGGGCAAAGCCTTGTGCAGACCTTTCTATTTGTGCGAGGAAGAAGTTGATAATTTTCAAAACGCTCACAATCGAGTTTTGGATTGGACCGCCAATCAATCTCCATATTTCGGCAAACGAAGATTTCATCTGGTCCAATTGGCCTGCTATGGTGTTTTGGCGACGCTCCATAGCTTCTTCAGCACCGACCATCTCACTGGCTTTTTCAAGCGCGTCCGCAACCATCTGGGCCGTTATCTCTCCGGCCTCCATCATCTCCATGAGTTGTGAGCGGGTTTTTCCAGTGTTCTCAGAAAGAGCATCCCAAATTGGAATTAGGTTTTCGGTGAACTGGTTTGCCTCTTGAGCCATCAATCGACCCTTTGAGACGACATCCGAGTATGCCTTGGCTACTCTAGCCAACCTTTCTGGATCGCCTTGGGCCAGACCTCCAAGCTTTTCAGCTAAATCTGGGATGTCGCTTGCAACGACCCCAAGCGATAGGAGTTGAGAGGCAAACTGCTGCATCTGCTCAGTGCTGTAAGATGTCCTTGCAGCGTATTGCCTCATTTGCTCAGTAAGTTTTCTCGCTCTAATCTCATTGCCTTGCATTGCAGAAATGATTTTTATCTGCCTGAGTTCAAACGCATCAGCAGCTTTAGCAGCCGAAAGCATCGCCTTGCCTACCGCATAGATTGCAGCAACTACGGCCAGCACTTTTATCCCGAGAGTGCCAAAAACCCTAGCAAGACCTTGAATTTGTGGACCCATGCCAGCAGCCTGAGCTAGATTCCCAGCCATTCTTGAGAGTCCAGACCCAGCTCCGTCTATAGACTTCTTGAGATCAGCAAAAAGGATTTTCATGCCCTTAAAGGATGTCATGTATTGACCAGCATTGGCTAGCCTCTTTGCCATACGCTCAGTCTGCAAGGTTTTCATCCTGCGTTCATGAGCTTCTGCTTCCTTTGCTGCTTTCTTTTCTGCTTTTGCTGTCTCTTCTACTTTCTTCTGAGCAGCCTTTTCAGCATCTTCTTTTTCTTTTGCTTCTTTTGCTAAACGCTCACTTCGAGATTTAGCATAAGCCATCCACCGATCTTGCTTTTCTTGCTCTCGGGCAAGCTCAGCTTTCTTTGCTGCTTCTCTTTCTTTCTCTTCTCTTTTGAATCTTTCTTTCTTAGCATTTGCTACAGCAAGCCATCTTTGCTGAATTGTCTTTTGCCTAGCCTCTTCGTCCTTAGCTGCTTTCTCTGCTCTTCTTTGCTCTTCTTTATCAGCATTTTCTTTAGCCCTCCTTTCTTCTTCTAGTCGCTGCTTCCTAGCCCTTGCTATTGCCAAATAGCGGTCTTGCATTTGCCGCTGACGGTCTAACTCAGCTTGATGCGACTGCTCAAGTGCTTGCTTTTCGGTTTCAATTCTTTGCAGTTCTGCTGCATGTTCTTCTTGGCGTTTTCTTCCTAGTTCAGCAAGCCTTTCTTTTCTAGACTTTGCGATTGCTAGGTAACGCTTTTTGAGGTCTTCCTGCCTAACTGCTTCAGCATCTGCTTCTTTCTGTCGATTCGCCTCCGCACTTGCATCAGCTTCTCGTTGAGGAGCGGCTTGCATTTCCTCTAGTTCGTCAGACAACATCATCGTCTTCTTGACTAAAGCATCAAGAGACTCTTGCTGTCCTTCAAACGGATCTTTAGCCGCTATTTCTTCATAGACTCGATCAAGAGTTTGCAACTCCGCCCGTAGTTTATCAAGCGGGTCAGAAGTGTCCTTAATGGCCGCCGCGAGGACCGCTTGATCATTGCGTACTTTCAGAACGCCCCTAGAGAAACCTCTAGGGTCTAGAATCGCTTCGTAGTATAGAGCCCCGACTCGGTTTGCGGCCATTAGCTAATTGCTCCAAGTGATCGTATAGAGAATCGCCACTGAGCTTAGTCTTGCTCTTGCCAGATGCTTTCTCGTAAGCCTCACGCTCACGCTCGCTTTTGTGGACTCGATAACCAATCCACCAATCCAGCAAAACAGGACATGCATTCATCCAAGAGATAGGATCATCAATCCCGAGGTCTTGGCAGATCGAAAAAGCCCATGACAGTCTGTGATTCCTGTCAAACTCTTTGGCTATTTTTTCGATCCGCCGAGGATCTTTCCCTCACGAGAAGACACCCATTGCTCGATGCAGCCAATCACAACATCTAGCTTTAAAGCATCAAGCTCCATAAGATCTTTGATGTCGGACTCTTTGAATAGGTTCTCGCCATTTTGGTCACAAAGATGATCGACAATGGTGTAGAGCCTAGCTTTCCTGATAGCCTCTCGCGAAACCTCACCGTCCTTGCCATAAAGAGCAGCAAGTCGCCGTGATCTCTGAAACTCAGAGACAGGCTTAACCCAAGCATCTTGCCCGAACACCTGATCTTTGAGTTTCTCTGGTTTCGTGCAAACCAACTCAGCCAATAATTGTTTCTTCGTCAAGCTCATCGTCATCATCCTGATTAAGCAGTTCTTCGGGTAGTTCAGGTGGCTCAACTGATGTGACGTTTTCACGCTCCATCAGCTTTGCAACCTCTTCTTCAATCCATTTAGAAGTGACTGGATCGACCTTCTGAAAGAAGATCAATTTGCTTCCCTCTTTCCATCCAATCAGTCCGATCTTTTGGCGAGAGTCTTCATCACACAGAAAAACCCAGTACTGTTCGTGTACTACTTCTTTCTTTGTCGCTAAATGGATTCCGACATGCGTTTCAAGTTCGACATGTTGAGACATGACATCTCCTTGGTGGTGGTGGAGGAGTTAATTTGTTTACGAAATGGTTGGACCAGTGTCGCCATCAAAAACGAAGGTGAAACTGTTTTCCATCAGTCCGTTGATCTCAAGAGATCCACCGGAAGCAGATGATATAAAGCCAGTTCCTGTGATCGTGTAACCAGCTTGAGTTCCGTTGGAACTTGCTGCGGCAACAGCAGGAACAACAATGGTTAGCGTGTCTTGAGCCCCGTCTGGAACATCAGGTGCGCCAACGCTCACATAAGTGACTTGAACTTCACCGGCATCGACAAGACCGCCGGAAAGCTTCTTCATGAAGCCACCAACGGAATCCTCAAGGCAACTAGCATCGATTGACTCAAGTGAGAATTCAGGTAAAGATACCGAACGAACACATCCAACTGCGCCGCCGGTCGTGAGGGTTACAGTAGTCCCCTGTGCATGGTAGCCATCTACAGCCATCTAATTATTCCTATGCTCTTGCGTAATTCATGAAATATTCTTGGCTACACCAATAGCCACGCTCATCGCTCCCATCAGCAGGTGCGACAAGTTCCCAAGACGTTCCAGACTCGACTGTAACGCCCTGAATTGGGTGAGTGCTATCGTTGGATGTGTACCCAACGAGTGCATCTTCTATAGCTTCCTGAGCCGCCTCTGCTGCACTTCTGGTTGAGCAAATGATGTCAACCTTTAGCCTTGCGGAGTAAAGCCTGATCTGACAGTTGTCAAGTGCTGCTCTCGCGTCCGTACTTGTGATTGTCAGAACAACGATTGGAAGATCGTCATCTTGTGGTGGATTGTCTGCATAAATCCTCTGTCCAACCAATGCTGAAACAGAAGGATCTGCTCGGAGTAAGGTGATAAGTTGTGGTACTGGCCGCATTAGAATTCTCCGGTTGTACCGTTCACTTCACCCATTTTTATGTCCCAGCGTTTCAATGCTTTGTAGATTGCATTGGTTTGCTGCCCCATTGTCTGTTCTGCTGCTGGACGCATAAAAGGAAGAGGCTTTAAAGGTTTACCTTGCTGCCCTGTAGTTCTCTCTTTTCTTCCTGACTGTGCTGCAATTTTCCTGTCGAGCCTTAAATCTTTTTTAGATTGTCTAGGCCACCACTTGTGGTTTGGAGCCCCTGACTTTTGGCCATCTCTTGGCTCAAACGTGTGAGCAAAGTTCTTGCCTTGGCCTGACTGATATTTAGGTCCAACAATTTGACTTGCCATCAAGCCGCCTTCTTTGCGGCTTATGTTTTTCTTAATGATCATTCCTTTGTCAGCAAGTGACGGAAAGTTTTTGCCACGCTTTTTCAGGACTTTCTTAGACCACTTGCTTCTTGTTGCGTATGCAGAAGACTTTCCAGACGATCTGTTCCTGCTGGAAACCTTCCTCGACATGCCAATATGGTCTTCACCACCACCAGCCTTAATGTTTGCTATGGCACGCTTTCGGACAATCGTTGCTGCATAACCAACTGCTGTTGGGCATACTTTTTTAAGCAACTCGTTGTGCAATAGCTCAAGGTCTTTAGCCAAGTCTGTCATGTGCATTTGAACGGCTGTTCCTTTGCCGTTCTTGCCACGCTTGGAGCTAATAAAAGACCCAACTTTTGAATCAAGCTTGCTTTTAAAACTCACTTGGTACTCCGCAGTTCGAGTCTTACAGTGAACCCATCACCAGACACATCTCTAACTGCTGTGATACCGTATGTCTTACCATCAATTATACAGCGGCTCTGAGCAGTTACCGTTGCTGCATCAATCTGTGGTTTGTCACCGATGGCTACCTTCTCGGTAGATGTTTTCGTCATCATGCCATCAATGATCTCACCGCCAGTTGTGTCGATCAGTTCGCAAGGCCAGTTATCGACAGCGGTCGTCCATGACCCACTGTCATAACTGATCTGCCCATACTCATCCTGAGTAGCAGGAGGGTTTTGGATCAACGCCAAGTAATTGCGATGACCAATCCTCTTGCGGTTAAATCCTGTGACCTTGGGCATTACGGGTACGAACTCCGAATTAACTTCTTGACGATGTTTTCGTAGCTCTTGCCGTCATTTGTATTGACAGCATTTTCTTGTGCCGGATCGTAGTAATAACGACCGACCTCAAGAAGGATCGCTTGTTTAAACAACCGAGGCAGGCAGTCTTCGTTTGTTACTCCACAAGTGAAGTTGATAAAGACCGTATCTCGTTCGCTGGGAGTCAGTAACGTTTCCGGCCACCCGTCGTCATCGTTGAGGCAGGTGATCGCATTACGTCCAGAATCGAGTTGGTACTGGTCGGTTGCAAGTGTTTGAGTTGCACCATCATCGTCCACATAAGTAATTGAACTGATGGCGGTAGCAGACCCCATGTTCAACAGTATGGCTTTGCCGTCTTCAGGAAAACCATATTGACTCTGTTGCCACGATGCCTGAACAAGACATCTTTCAATGTCTCGCTCAAGCTGTTCCGTTGCACCCTCAATCAGCCTTGTCAGCAGATCGTCCTGACTGCTTCCGCTTAGACGAAGATGAGCCTTTGCTTCTGCCAGAGTCACTGCCAGAAACTGAGGGCTTGTCGTCCTTTTTAGCGTCCACTGCATCCTGCACGATCTCGATTGCGTTGAAGTCTAAGAGGGTCTTGATAACACCAGGCTTGAGCATGGAGTCATCAATCACACGACCCGCAGGGAATCCCATACGGGTCGTTTTAAATCGATACCTAGTCATTAGGTAATCGTGATCTTTGCCAAGACTTCTGGGTTGGCAACCTTGATATCGATACGCTCGGTTGCAACAACGCCTAGCTGATCGTTCTCGGCGTACAGTTCGTTAAGAACTTTGAAGTTCAACGCACGACGATCACCGAAGTAAGCACCGAGTCGCAAGTCACCGAAGACTGCAACAAGTTCGCCGGAAGCTGGTGCTGCTGGCAAGCAGCTTACTAGGTTGACTGGGTATCCAAGAAGAAGTGGACGCTGACCACCTTCGAGGTCTTGGATAGCATTCCCTCCGGCAGCGTTCAAAAGATCACGCACCTGAGAATGGAACACAACGGGTGACATGTACCATTCATTGCTTGCACCAATAATCGGATTGCCGATGCCGGATGCACATGCAGTCAAGTCAGTCAATGCCAAGTTAGCAATGCTGGTTGCCACATTCGTGTCATCGACGCTTGCATCGCCAGCAATACCAGCAGTATTAACACCACCAGAAACACCGTTGAACAGGTTCTTGTCCTCTTCGAGTGCAATGCTGTAAGCAATCGACTCAACAACAACATTCATGATGTCCACGATGGAGTCTTCAGTGACTTCAGTTGACATCTTAACAAGTGCTGCAAGCTTCTTCGCGGTCAAAGAAATTTGATTGAAAGCGAGGTCGCTGTCAGTGATTGCCGCTGCTTCCGCTGGATAGTAGACAGTCGCATGAGCAGTGACCTTTGGAACAGCCCAAGTATCAGCAGACATGACAACACGCTGACATGCTTGACGAGCAACGCCTCTCTCTTCCATGAGGTTAATCAAGGCGTCGGACAATGGGTCCGGCACTAAGTAGCCACCGTCTGCATTAACTCCGATGCTTTGTGCAGCAACGATTTCCTTTGCACGACGATTGCCGCCAAGAGCAGCTAGCCACATGCCGGATACAAAAGCGTCTTCCGAACTCGCGAAATGCTTTGAACGCTGATTCTTTACTCTTGCTGGGATCACTTCCTTGCTTTCCTCGATTGAGTCTTCGATTTGTGCAGGCTCAACTACAGAGCTTGCTTGGGGAACTGCCTTAGCCGCTTTAGCAGCATCTAGCTTGTCTTGAACTGCTTGCAGAGAATTCCTTTCCCCTTCAAGCTTGTTGAACTCAGCATCGAGTTCATTGACGAGATCGATCTGAGTTTGATCGAGTTCACTTTCTGCCGAGAGATCCGACAGTGCCTGCAACTCGTCTGCAATCGATTCGAGTCGGGCATTGATTTCCGCAATCTTTTTCATAGCTTCCCTTCTAGATTGATATCCCCGACTCCTTCGGGAATTAACGGTTAATTTTACAGCGTCAGCTTTTCAGCTTGATTCGACGCATTGCACACTTGGCCCTGAGTGCTGCATGGAACGCAGGTGAGCAGAGTGCCTTAGCCTCGTACTCCTCGTCCTTAGACTTGCTTCTAGCCTTTACTTCGACGATTTCATCAATGAATCCGGCTTGGAGTGCTGTCTCAGCATCCATCCAAGTCTCAGCATCCATTAGTGCCAGCATCTCTTCCTGAGATCCGCCTGTTTTCTCGGAGTAACTTGCTGCAATGTCTTTGTCGAGCAGATCCATAACATCGGCCATTGACCGGAAGTCTTTGCAGTTTCCGACCGCAGCAGTCCAGCATCTGTGAATCATGAACTTGCCAGTGGAGTTCATCTTCACGCTGTCTGCTGCTACAGCTACGACCGTAGCAATCGATGCTGCTAACGCATCAATGTGGACGGTCACTTTGCCATCATGATTGACAATGGCGTTAAACATGCTCAGTCCATCGGTAACGCTTCCGCCTTCACTGTTGAGGTGGATGGTCACATCTTGACCCGCATGTTCTGCCAGCACATCGATAAAGTCATCTGCTGAAATGCCGTTCTCGTAATCACCGATGAACCCTCTCATCGTGATCTCTTTCTTCTCTGGATTACTCTCCAGTTTCATCGTTAGTCTCCTGTTCGGGTTCGTTATCGTCTTCTTCAACTGGCTCATCTTCAGGCTGAGTAGCCTTTGATATATCGAGTGCAATCTCGTGAGGCAGTTTGTCTCCGTCTTCTACAGGTGGGAAACCATGTAGCTGACGGATCTCATTGATGGTCAGCACGCCATGTTGCTGCATCTTCATCGTGTAATCAGCAAGTGAGTTCGGATCACCTTTGAGCAGTGGAGTCGTGTCGAACTCGACCTCCAATGGTCTGGCTGGGCTAATCAGCTTTGCTGCAACCTCTTCTTCCCACTTGCACATCCAACGCTGCAAACAGTTGTTTACATACGCTGTATTACGCTCTGAGATACTTCGGTAGGTCTGTCCTGTGTTGTCACCAAGGATCGACTCAAGGCCGAATAGCAACGCAATCTCTTCACGCTGGAATGACCTCTGCTCTAAGAACTGAGCATCTGCTGCTGAGACAGGCAGTGCTGTGGCTTTCATGCCATCACGCAAGAGTCCTGCTCGACCTGTATTGCTGACACCTTCATGCTTGGAGTTAAAGTTATCGAGAAACTCCTGAGCATCTTTAGCAGATCGAAACATCCCAACGGGTGCTTCGAGAAGCAAGCCTGGACGACCTGAGTTGGCCAGTGTCGTTGCAGCAGCCTCTTGACCGCCTTGAGCTAGACCAAAGACATCCTTGGCAATCTCTACAACGTGCATTCCCCACACGCCATTAAGTGAGGTATTCATGATGTGCAGGACATCACGGTCAGGGATCTTGTAGTATTCGCCTTGACGCAGCTTGAGTGGCAACGTGTTCTGTGTAGTGCCTTCGTGGGCTGTCACTAGATGCCATTTTTCGCCATCGACCAACATGGTCTGGCAGTTCTCAGGTAGGATCGGTATAAGTTCCACCGGAGTCCCGAGGTTATTCCTAGCAATGTATGCTCGACCATTACCGCTAATGAGAGCATGGACCATCATGATCTCACGCAGGGTAAACGCAGTCATGGCCTGATTGGGCGATACGTTTAGCAGCCTGTATGCAGGGTTCTGGCTCTTTAGCTCACGATTGCCGTCAGCAGTCTCTTCGTAGACATTAAATGGCAGTTGGCTGATATGCCCGCTGATCTTGTTGACTGCATAGATAACGGCAGCAAGGCCGAGTGCAGTCTTTGTATTGACTTTGATTCCGGTTCTGGACTTCTCACCATTAAAGAACTCGACAAGCCAACTGGCTGGGTTCTTTTGGTTTGTAAACGCCCAAAACGATTTAGCGTTCTTCATTCTTACCTCAAGTTATAAACACATTCCCGTCTCCGCGACCGGGAGCAACCATCGCTCTTCGGTACGCCATGAGCATCGCGACAAGTGGATCGATCTTGGATGAAGAGTTGGACTTATCTAACATCCATCTGTCTTGGCGGTCACG